CGGCCTGAAAAGGCCGAAGGCTCCTGACTATGCCAAGCGCGAGGCCGGATGGCGTGTCCGTGCGGCACGGCTGGCGCTCAGAGAATGCGTGCTGCCGCTCGATCAACTGCGCGGACTTCCCGCCGCGACCGCGGACACCGATGGCGAAGGTATCTACTTCATGTGGTACGGCCCGCGGCTCGTCTATGTCGGCGAATCGAATTGCATCGGTCGCAGGCTCGAACAGCACATGAAGGAGCACACCCGAGCAACGTGGCTTGAGGTCACGGTCGGGGCGTTTCGCAAGGCGTATGAATCCGATTACGTGCGCCGTTACCGTCCGCTGTTCAACCGGACGCGCCACGGATGACCTCGGCTTCAGAACTGCCGCGCCTATGGACCGAGGCCGACGTGGCGGCGTACCTTGGCGTCAACCCTGAGACGGTCGCCCGAGAGCGCCGCCGGGGGCGCCTGCCGTGGCGCCGCATTGGCGGACTGATCCGCTACACGGACGGTGACATACGGGAGTACCTGGACCGATGCGCTTCTACCTCAAAGCCCGCGGCGGCGTCTGGTACATCTGCTGGACGGATCGAGGCGCCCCGCGACGTGTCAGCACTGGCTTGCGAGATCGCGGGCAAGCGAACCTCGCGCTCGCCCGTCACGTCCTGATCCATGCCGATCCGCGCCACCAGCCGGCCGAGCTCGTCACGGTGCAGTCCGTTGTCCTGCGCTACTGGCAGCACCACGGCCGCCAGCTTGCCAGCCGCGACAGCGTGACCGCTGCGCTGCGTGCCGTGAACACCTACCTCGAGCGCGTGACCGTGGCCGACTTCGGCACGAAACGGCAGGAAGGATTCGTCCGCGCGCTGCGTGGCGAAGGACTAGCGCCGGCCACCGTCAAGCGGTGGCTAGGCGTAGTCGGTGCCGCGCTGCGCTGGGCCTACGCACGCCAGGAAGTGACGGACATTCCGCCGCTGCTGCGGGTCCGCTCCGTCGAGTCCGAGGGTGAACGTGCGCTGACTGTCGACGAGCTCCGCGCGCTCTGCGGCGCCTGCCAGCACGAGCATCAGCGCCGGTTCATCCTACTCGCGATGGCGACGGCCGCCCGGCCCGGCTCGCTGATGGACTTGACCTGGGACCGTGTCGACGCCGCCACGCAAACGATCGCGCTTGCGGTGCCGGGCGTGGACCACGGCAACAAGCGCCGACCGCGAGTACCGATGCCGGCGAGCGTGGCAGCCTACCTCGAGCCGCTGCGGTCGGTGGGCCCGGTGATTCAGTGGCGCGGGAAGCGCCTGAGCGGCCACAAGAGGCTATACGCAGGGATCGCCGAGCGGGCGGGCGTCACGGCAGGGGCGTATGGCATACGCAAAGCCTGCGCGACGTGGATGCGGCGGGAGGGTGTGCCGGAATGGGACGTGCTGGGAATGCTCGGCCATCGGGCCGGCGGCTCGCAGACGGAGCGGTACGCCCACTGGCGGCCGGAGTACATGCGGGCGGCGGCCGAGTCGCTCGAGCGGTTGATCCGGGCCGTGGAGCCGCCGTGGCTTGCCAGTCCCTTGCCAGTGGATTCCGAGGCCGCTCGTAACCTGTTGATTGTTGGTGGGCGCACGTGGGATCGAACCACGGACCCCTACCATGTCAAGGACAGGGCCGAGCCCATTATTCTGCCACTTACGGCAGCAAATGACGACTAACGGCGACTATATAATCAAGGACTTGGCAGCAGAGCCTTGCCAGAGCCTTGCCAGCGTAGCCTTTCAATCAACCAAGGGGAGAATCATGAAACTCGCGACTCTATTGCTTGTTCTTCTGGCGCCGTTCCAAGCGCATGCCGAATTCATCGCGTTCAATTTCAAGGCATCGATGGACTGGTACGACGCGGCCGACGATGTCTCGCGGTTCGAGCCGTGCGTCGACTGCGTGGTCCGGGGACAGATCATCTTCGACACGTTCTTAAACGGCACGCCGCCGCTCAATGGCTACTGGGGCCGCCGCTATGACTCGAACATTTCGAGCATCGTCGCCGATTTCTGGACGGGCGACCGGCTGTCCTATGGCTATGGGCCGCACGGCTCCTACATCACGACGTACGGCGAGCTGCTGCCGTTCCCGGCGTTCTTTTCGAGCATCATCCTCGGCGCCGATCAGTTTTCGTTCGCGTGGCAACGCCGATTCTGGCCGCCACTGCCGAATACGCTTACGGACCTCATGCGCTCGCGGCGCTGGCAACGATTCGGTCTTGGCGTGGCGCAATTCTCATTCGACGGCGGCGAGGCGTTCGGCCGGGTCAATTCGTTCGAGCGCGTGCCGGCGCCCGGTACTCTGGCACTATTTGCCCTCGCGCTGGCTATATTTGCCGTCAGCCGCCGCGGCGCTCGGTCCAGCGATCAATGATCTGTATGGCGTGGTCCAGGTCGACTTCGGCGACGCCGAGCTGGTAGAGCGCCGCGTCCATGCTCGGCTGATAGATGCGGTAGAGCGCATCGTGCGCGGCCCGCAAATGGTCGCGCGCTCGCGTGAGCAGAGCGCGGCCGGTCATGCCGTGGCGTTCAATGTCTTCGACATCGGTATCCATCACGGCACCGTCACGTCGTCGCGTTTCTCGATCTGCCGTCGCGCCCAGTCCTGCCGCTGCTCGATGACGACGAGGCGCCGCTCCAGTGTCGCAAGCGCCGCGTTCTGCTGCGCCTCTCGTGCCGCCTCGCGCCGTTGCGCCTCGAGTTCGCGCTGCGTCTGTTCGTGGCGCATGTCGGCAATCAGGTTAATCAGTTGCTCGCCGCGCGAGTAGACCAAGCCCGCCCACGCGAGAAAGCCCGTCGTGAGCAGCGCGAGCAGCGAGGCGATCGCCTTGCGTTCCCAGGCGTGCAGCGTTTCGTCGGACTGCGGCATCGCATCACACGATTTCGGCCGACAGGTAATCGATGTCGACGGCGCCGGCCGTGATGTCGGTGTACATAAGCCGGACGCCGGCCGTGCAATAGACGGCGCGCGTCTCATTGAGCGCCGAATACGTCAGTGTCGTGCTGTGGTCGTACCACGTTCCGACGGCGGCCGCGGAAATGTCCAGGAACACAGAGTCGGACACCACGGGATTCGGGACACTGGATTTATAGTCCTGATAGACCGCAATCCGCATGCGCTTGTTGCTGCCGGTGAGTGCAGTCTGCACGCGATAGCGCAGGTTGATCTGAATCATGCGCGTACCCGTCAACGGCACGGTGCGCCGCGATCGGATTGACGCATCCTGGGTCGGGCCGACGGCTGTCAGCCGTGCGAGTCCCGCGTACAGTCCGCCCGTCTGATACGTCGCATTCTCTGGCACCCAATACGTCGTCACGTCGCCGAATTCGAATTCCGCATCCGGGCAGATGCGCTGCTTTAAGGTGTTATCCGCATCCGGCGGAGGTTGCTTCAGTGCGACGGCGGCGAGCCCGTTAACCGACGGATAGGTGCTCGAGACGATGTCATTGTCCCGCGAGCGCACCCAATAGTAGCGCGTCGTGGTATCTGCCTTCGGCACGAGTGCGCGCGTCGTGCCGCCAGCCCATATCCGCGTCGCTGCGGAAAATGGCGTGGCGGCGACGTACTCGAACAGCTCGAACACGACCGCCGTCGATGCGCGCGGGTCCGGCGTGATGCTGAACTCGATCGCGCCCTGCAGCGAGGTCGCCGCAAGGCCGATCGGCGGGAGTGTCGTCATCGTCACCGGCCCGGGATTCGGCGCGACACTCACATCGCCATAATCCGCCACCGGCGGGTCGGTGTACGTCGCGGAGTTTTCCTCGCGCAGCGAAAGCTCGATGATCGGCTCACCGTTCGCGCCCGACCGGCGTTTGCGGCCGATGCAGCGGAAGACTTTGTTGGTAATGCCGAGCTCGGCAACGGTGATCCGACACGTCGCCCATACGGCGATTTTCGCCGCGCTCAATTGGCCGGGCCAGGTGATCGTCTGCTGCTCGCGCGAGCGGCGCAGGATCGTTTGCGCGATGCGCTGCGCCCGGTATTCGTTCTGCGTCGCCGGCAGCTCGATGTCGTGGTAGAGCGTCGCCCCGTCGTCGGTGACGTACGCCGGAGTCGTGCGCGGCAAGAATTCCGTCTCTTGTCCCGTGTCCGAATCGTACCGAGTGCCCCTGACGTAGTTGTACCGCTCCGACCGTCCCTGCCCGGTGACGTACGTGATCGGCCCCGCAAGGTCCGTTTCCGTGAGCGTGTACACGGGCGTTTGATATGCGCCGGCGTGGACGGTGTATTGACCCTTTGTGAAGGTGACCTGCCCGAGCATCGACGAGAGCAGCGCGTCAAGGCAGTCCGCGTCCGGTGTGTCGTCGGACGGCGCCACGAGCACGTCGCACTCGTACCGGTTCTGAGTCGTGGCGGGCGAGGCCGGCGGTATGAGCACATCCTCATCGCAGATATTCGCCGCCGCGATGACCGACGGCCAATTGATCCCGGTTGCCGGTGCGGTGACGCCGAAACCGCGCAGCCGCATCGGCGTCGCCACGTCGTTGACGAGCGTTCCACCGGCGATGTAGTCGGCGGCGCACAGAGCCGAGTTGTTGCTATAGGCCCAGGTCCGCGCATCCGCGAGCCGGTGCGCGCCGCTGCCGCCGTTCGTCGAGTCGAGCCGCGGATCGTAAACCCGCGCGCCTTTCACGCGGAACATAAAGCCCGACGGGACGCCTTGCGTCTCCCATACCCTGTTGCGCCGCAGCCGGATATGGACGTACGCGCAGCCGCGCAGCCGGTGATCCGTCGTCCAGGTGCCCGATATGCCGTAGCCGTTCTCATCGGACGCGCTCAATTGCGGGCTGGCCGCCTGCGCCGACGTCCCGAGGTACTTGTAGATCCACGCGATCGTGTCGCCGTCCCTCGGACCGAATTCGCCCGCAGTCACGGCGCCGCCGCCGGCCGCGCCGCCGTTTATTTGGGAATTAGTGACTTTTACGTCATCGAACCAAATATCCGTGATTGCCTCGCACTGATGCCCGGCGACCACGATGACGTAGTCGAGCAGCTCGTTATGCATCCCGGTCGTGTGCTCGAACGCGAGCACGCCGCCGCACGTCACCTCACCGTAGATGATGGCCCGCGGCGCCGTGGTGGCCTTGATGGTCCACTGGCGGGACGATGCGCTCCCGAGGCCCTTGGGACGGCCTGTGAGCGCCTGAGAGACGCGCCCGAGCGCCCACGAGGCACCGAGCACGACGGCGCCATACGTCGCCGCAAAGACGGCCCCGTAGACCGCGGCAGTCCCGGCGAGCGAGGAGAAGGTACCGACCGCCAGCGTTGCGACCCAGCCTGCCGCCGCCGCCGGCATCAGTCGACCCGCCAGGCTCGCAGGATTCGTTCCCGCAGCCGGAACGCCAGTCCGACATCGGCAGCGAACGCACACTCCAGCCCGAGACAGACACCGACGGTCGGCCCGCGCTCGAGCTCGGCCAGCACGACATCGCCCCGCCCGGCGAACGCCGGCGAGTCCATCGGCTGGCCGAGTGCGGCCGTGACGAGGTTCTCGAGCGACCCGCCGGAGGTTATGAGCGCCGCGGCCCCTTCCTGCGACTCGTACTCATAGTCCTGCATGCGATCCTCGCCGGTGATGGCCTCGATCGCGCCGGCGGCGAATTTGCAGCAGTCATGCGCCCCGTAGGTAAACGGCGTCGCCGTCCGGCTCTCGATGTAGTCGTCGAGCCGTTGCGGCCAGTCCTGAAAACGCATGGTGCCCCCGTTACCCGTACGGCCGGCGCGAGCTCGACACCGCGGAGCGCGGCGCCGGATGCGTGGATTGCCACACGTTCGACCTCCTCCAGTCGATTTTGCGAGTCTGCATGAACGGGATTTGATCGAAACCGCGATCGCCCGGCCAGTTTGCAGACTGCGACTCGTGCGAATAGAGGCTATTGCGGTGACGCTGCCAGCGCGCCAAGTCGCCCTCAGCATGAACGCTGATAGAGCCCGTCCCGGCGCCGAGATGGCACTCCATGTAATCCATCAGGCCGGCGAAGATCGTCTCCGGCGTCGAGACGAGCACTTGCGTCGATGGATCGAGACAGCCCCAATAGACCGCGATCGCTCGGCCGTGATATTTCTCCGTCATCGCCGCCGACACGAGCGCCGCGTCGACGCCCGACAGCGTGACATCGGTCCCGTTCGGCCGCAGCATCGCATCTTCGTCGATGTCGCCGATGTCGCCGAGCTGGCCGACGCCGAGCCAGGTGAACCCGCCCCACGTCATCGAGCCGACGCGCGTGTGCATCCGCAGATAGCCCGACGGGAGGTCGAGCGCCACGAAATGGACTTGCTCGACGTGCGGCGCCTCGGCGGCCGCCTGATTTTCGCCCGACTCAAAATCGCTCACCGGACGATGTCCTCGATCAGCTCGACGGTCATGCTCGAGAGTGCGCCGGCCTTACCGCCGGGCGTGTTCGACCAACTCACCGTGTTATCCGCAAGCATCATCTTGCACAAGGGTGCGTGACTGATGACCGGCGCGAGATTCGGCGGACTGCGCCGCAGCGGCGGTGTGATGACGAGCTGCGGCACGGCGCCGCTGTAGTAGTCCATTTGTTCCGTCACCATGTACAGGTATGAGTCGATCTCGACCATGTCGCCCGGCCGCAGCAGCGACAGGCCGGCCGCGCCCATGTTGGCGACCCGCACGACGGAGCCCGTCTGCGCGGCGCCGTTGACGCGGAAGCAACGCGACATCGTCGCGTAGGCGACGTCCATGAAATCGCCGGCCGTCGTCGTCGTGCCCGTCGCGTCGAGAAAGATGCGGGCGCCGCTCGTCGTGCCGTCGCTGTCCGCTGATACCGTTTTCAGTCCGATACCGCCCGGTCCGAAATCGGACGCCGTATTCGTGCCGACCGTCAGATAGACGCCGGTCGATGCGGTCGCGACGGATGCCCGCGTGATGAACGCCCGCAGCACGTAGGGCACGCCCGACAATACCGCCGGCTGGTCGTATATGGCCGGCCCCTGGCCCGACGTATGGGACAGCGCCACGACGCGAGCGCCGCCGTCAGCCTGCGTGTGCGTGGCATAGGACGACGCCCACGAATTCGGCGCCGACACCGGCGGCAGCATCTCGCCCGACGGGAATAGTCCGCGCTTGCGGTAGGCGTGATCCGGCACCCACACGCGATGCGCCTGCCCACGCAGCTGCGCCAGAAAGCCCTGCAGGACACTGCGCTTGTCGGCGCGCAGGTTCGCGAACTGCAGCGCGCAGGCCCACACATCGCCGCCGCGGCCGAGCGTGCGCCGTGTCCCTGCCAATGGCGAGACAAAGGCCGCCGTATTCGCGATGAGCCGCCATTCGCTCGCCGATGGCACGAGCTCCGACGGCCACATATAGTCCGTCACGCGAACCGCCCGCGCCGCTGCAGGTCGTACACCGCGGCGATCGTCTCTTGCTTGGTGCGCTCGAGCATCTTCGGCATGACAGCCATAATCCGCTCGGCGTCGGCGCCGCGTGCGTCAATGGTGTAGTTCATGGTCACGCCACCGCCACCGCCACCGTTGGGAATGATCCGGCCGCTGGTATTGGCGACGAAAAGCTCAGGTCCTCTTTCGCCGACAATGTACGGCTTCCCGGCGGCCACGGGACCGCCCATGGCGCGCGCGCCGACGCTGCTTGCCATCGAGCCGAACCATCGCGAGATGGCGCCGGAGGTATTGCTACCGGCCCATGAAAAGAACGCGTGCAGCGCTTCGGCCGCGGCCATCTCGGCGATCATCCGCCGAATGGTATCGGCAAAGCCGGCGGCCATGCCGCGCAAGCCATCCTCGAACGGATCGAACAGGAAGTCTGCGAACGCCGATTGCATGTTGCGCGCCGCCTGGTCGGCGAACACGGTCATGTCCTTGCCGAGCTCGATGGTGGAGGTCGTGACCTTGTCCAGGTTGATTTCCGCTTCCTCGAGCGACTTGTTAAAGCCGTCTTCAATTACCCGGTCCGCGTCTTTCAGCGTCTCCTGAAAGTGCCGGTTCGCCTCGCCCATGCGCTCGAGGTTCTTAACGTACGCGAGGAATTGCGCCGAGAATTGCGGGCCGGCCTTGCCCGCGCCGCCGCCGCCCGGCTCGTTTTCAAACGCGGATGAATACCGGGTCAGGATGCCCGAGCCGCCGGGGCGCGACAGTGCCGCCAGCCGACGGTCCTGGAACGTGCTCTCGTACTTGTGAATATCGGCGAGCTGCTTTTCGAGCTGTAGGAGTTTCGCGGCACCCTCGGCGGCGGTGAAGTAGCCCGTTCCGATGTCCTTGTATCCGACCGCGACGAAGCTGCGGCCCTGCATGCGCTTCAGAAAATCAATCTGCTCGGCGAGTTGCAGCTTCTTGTCGCCGCTGAATGCGCTGTAAACGTTGCCGAGTACCTTACCGACGACGTTCAATCCCTTGGCCTTCAGCGTATCAATCTGCTTGTTTAGCTGGCCGAGCGCGGCCGCGGTCCCTTCGTCGCCGATCGCTTTCGCCGCCGCCTCGGCATTCTCGGCGAGACGCTCGAAGGCCACGATCGCGCCGGCAATGGCACCACCGCGCAGCACCTTGCCGAGGAGCTCGCCCTGCTTCGTCAGCCGCTTTAACTGCTGCTCAGCCTGGTTGACCGCATAGGTAAGCTCATTGCGGCCTTTAATGACTACCGTTGCTTCGGGCATTGTCAGCTAACCTGAGAGCGGCTATGCACAGGTAAAACTCCTCGCTCGTCCATTCCATGATGGCTGCGGGTCGGATGCCGAGTCGTATCGCTAGAGACACGATCATAACTCGACATCCTCGGTCAGTTTTTTTCGGCGCCCTCGATAGTCGGCTCCGGTTCCGCGCTCATTTCCGCGCCGATGCGCTTTATCAATTCCGGATCGCAGTCCCTCAGCGCGGCTTCGCCGGACTCGTCATCGAATAGTCGGTTGCCGAGCTCGTCGCGTGACCGGTACAGAACGGCGGCCACGAATGCCGCATCAATGTCGGCGATCGTTCGCGTGTCCAGCGGCAGGCGCGACAGTACCGAGCGCCGTTCGTCCATCGACATAACGGGCCAGTAGTAGATCGGGCCGAGGTCGCCGCCGTCCAGCTTGCGCAGTGTCTCGGTCGTGCGTAGCAGTCGGAATGCCTGGCGGGCGCGCAGCAGTGCGTCGTTGCCTTTCGCCGACATCAGGCGTACCAGCCGACCGGACCAGTCACGACGCCGGACAGGGTACCGGTGTGCTTGTCCGGGTAGCCTTCCGAGATATTCGTGAACTTGACTGCCATGGATTCCGTCTTGCCGTCCCGGCGAGTGACGGTCAGCGCGACCTGAGTATCGACGCCGACCAGCTCGCGGGCCGCTTTCTGGCCAGGCCCCGACGCGTCGATGTCGATCGGAATGCTGATTGTCCCCTCTCCCGCAAGGCCGATCAGATACTCCTTCTTGATCGACATCAGATTAGTCGCGTCCATCCGGTCAGCCTCATCGCCGCTGCGCTCGAAGTTCGTGCAGTTCTCGATCAGCGTCATCGTCTGCGAGGTTGCCGTGCCGCCGCTCGTGTATGTCGAGAATGACGACGAGTTGATATTGACGGTGAACGTGTTCGTGTCCTGGGCGGTGATGATTCCGACCATGCCGTTGATTTCGACCATGCCGCCGGCGTTCGCAAAGACGACGACGGTACCGACCGTCAGACCGTGACCGGTCGACGTGCAAACGGCGCT